CGCGATCGTGGCCGTGAACGTAGCGATGATGCTCAACCCGTTCAGCGCAATAGCGGCCGGCATAGCCCTACTGGTTGTCGCCGTAGTGGCCGCATACAACAAGTTTGAGTGGTTTCGCAACGGTGTCAACGCCGTGTTCAACTTTCTTGCCGGCGGCATTGAGAACTTTGTCAACGGGTTCATTGACGGCATCAACTTCCTGATCCGCGGCCTGAACCTGCTGCCCGGTGTGGACATTGCCCCGATCGAAATGCGGTTGAGCCTGCCCCGGCTTGGCGGCGGCGGCGGGTCCGCGATGACGTGGTTGGCGAGCGAAAACCGCGGTTCTATGCCCTCGGCATCGGCCCCGAACCTTGCGATCCCTGCAGCCGCGATTACAGCCGCTGTGGGCGGTGGGGGCGGTGGAGGTGGCGGTGGGGGCGGTTCGCGCGTCTCCGGGGCTCCTAGTGGCCTCTCCGTGGCTCCTACGGCCGCAGGGCTGGCTGCCGCCGACTTCTTTAGCCAAGGGCTGGACAACCCCCGAGTACGTCAAGACATAACCGTCAACGTCAACGGCGGCCTCGGTACCTCAGCTGAGATCGGCGAAGCGGTCGTGAACGCCATCAGGCAATACAACCAAGTGCAAGGCCCGGCACCCATCGCGGTCGTCTAATGGCCGCAGTCACCATCCCCAACGCAGGCACTTACGACCTGCTCGTTGACGTCGGGTTCCTCGTAGACGGCTTCACGCTAAATGACCCTGTGAAAGGCGTGCTCAACAGCACCCAGTATGTGCTGGATGGCACGACCAGTTTCGCGTCAGTAGCCGAAGGCACTACCAACGTGTATGTGAAACGTGGCCGCGAGGACGAAGGCGACGCGATCACCAACGGCATCATGACATTCACGCTCAACGACACGCTTGCTGACGGCGTGTTCAACCCGTTCGACGACGACCCAAGCAACCCGTACTACGACCAAGCCGCGGGCACACCCGGTTTGGCCCCCGGTCGCGCCGTCAAACTCGTCCGCTACAACGCCAGCAACGTCGCCCAAACGATCTTTTCGGGTTTTGTCGTGAATTACGACTACCAGTTCACCCTCGGCGGTTTGGACACAGTAACCGTGTTCTGTGTGGACAACATGTACCGGCTCGCCCAAACCTTCATCACTGGCCACAACCCCACTAAAGAGTTTACCGGGGCGCGCATCAACGCCATTTTGGACCGCACAGGCGTCAACTACCCGACCGGAGCGGCCCGCAACATCGCCACCGGCACCGTCGAACTAGGCGGCGGCAGCCAATACGCCATCGCCGAAGGCACCAACGTCAAAGCCTATTTCGACCAAATCACCTATTCCGCTGAACGCGGTCGCATTTTCATTGACCGGGACGGCGTGCTCGTCAGCCAAGACCGCATCGGCGCGGTCAAAGGCGCACCCGACCTGTATTTCAAGGACGACAGCACCGGCGCAAAATACAACGACTTAGAAATCTCGTTCCAAGCCGAGGACATTATCAACCGAGTCGCCATTACCCCCGCTGGCGGCACCCAACAGCTGGCCAACGACACCCCAAGCCAAACCGAGTTTTTCATCAAAGCCCTTTACATTGACGGCAGCCTGCTCCACGACAACACGGCAGCTCTCACCCTCGCCAACTATTTGCTCGAGCCGACCGCCGAACCCCGGTTCACATCCGTCAGCACGTTCTACGGCACTCTGACGACCAGTCAACGCGACTCGGCCGCCATCCTTGACATTGGCGACTACATCGCCATCCAAAAGTCAATTCTTGTGGGCGGCAGCCCAACCCAACTAGCCCAGGACCTGACTGTTGAGGGCGTGGAGCACCGCATCGACTTTGACCGCGGCCACACATCCCGCTACTTCACCGCCGTCGCCACCGTCATTTACGACCTGATCCTCAACGACCCCGTGTATGGCACCATGGACTCGTTCAATGTTCTAGGCTGATTGGCATGGCAACCCCCACCAGCCTTCCCGCATCGTTCGTATCCGGGGCCGTATTGACGGCGGCCCAGATGAACAACCTCCGTGGCGCGTTCCGGGTTCTGCAAGTCGCCAGCACAGTCAAAACAGATGCCTTCACCACGACATCAACTAGTTACACAGACGTGACCGGACTAACCGTGACGATCACACCATCGGCTACTAGCAGCAAAATCCTGCTTATTGCGTGTCTCAATTATTCGGTTGTCGACAACATCAGCGGCTATGGCACAGCATTTCGGTTCAACGGTGGAAACTCAAGCACGTTCGTTGGTGACGCAGCAGGAAGCCGAACACGCGCGGTTGTCAACTTTTTCGCGCAAGACATTTGGCGCGTCAACAATCAACTTCTCCCAATCAACATGGTCTACTTAGACTCGCCATCAACTACATCTGCAACCACTTACGCGGTGCAAATGAAAATGACGGCCCAAACCGGCTATGTCAACCGCAGCGGCACGGACGCTGACGACTCATTACGCGGTCGCGGCGCATCAAGCATCACGGCTTTGGAGATCAGCGCATGAACATTGATTACACATTGGTTTTATCTAGCAAGTATCCCGGCGCACAATGGTCCATGAATGGCGACGATTATGACGGCCTTGATTGGATGGACCAAAGCCCTAAGCCAACACAGGCCGAACTAGATGCACTTTGGCCCCAAGTGCAGTACGAGACACAGGTGGCCGATGTTGAGGCCGCCCGCCTCACCGCATACGAACAACAGTCAGATCCGCTGTTTTTCAAGTGGCAGCGCGGCGACGCCACCGAACTTGAATGGCGTGAAGCAGTCGCCAAAGTCAAAGCCGAAAACCCATACCCCCCGGCACCGTAATGACATGGCTGACGGCATTCTCATTACTCTCATTACTGGCGGGTTCAGCCTTGCTGTGGCGTTTATACATCGTGGCTTCAAAAGGCAACACCAAGACCACGGCATCATCGCCGACAGCCTCGACCGAATAGAAAACAAGATCGACCGCCACATCGAGAACCATGACCGCTAGAGACAAAGCCATCTTCGGGTCATACGCCCGCAGCTTCCTGACCGGGGCCATCACCCTGTATTTGGCTGGTGAAACCGACCCGCAAAAACTGTTAGCGGCAGGCATCGCAGCAGTGCTCCCCCCGCTGCTGCGTTGGCTGAACCCGAACGACAAGGCATTTGGGCGTGGCAGCCAAGAAACAGACAGCGGCCACTAGACGCCCCTACACCGGCTTCAACGGTGTCGCCGGCGGCACCACAGCCGGCCTACAAATCTTGATCCGCACGCTTGAGCGCGAAACACAACGCGGCCTATGGAATAACGGGGCGTGGGGCGTCCGCGACATGAAAGGCAAGCCGGGTCAACCGTCGGTGCACGCCACAGGTAGGGCGGTCGACATGAGTTGGCGTGACATGCCCGACGAGCGTGGCCGGCCGAACTGGTATCAGCCTGCCCGACGGATCATTGATCGGCTGGTGGCCAACGCTGACGCCATCGGGCTTGAAATGGCGATTGATTATTTCCCGCATCCATGGGGTTCGGCCTACCGCTGCGACCGCGGCCGGTGGCGCAAATACGACACCCGCACCGTGTCAGGTGCACCCGGCGGCGACTGGTTCCACATCGAGATTTCGCCGGCCATGGGAGCCAACCCTGAAGCCATGAAATCCGCGCTGGCATTGGTATTCCCACCAAATCCACCACAACCCTGAAGTAGTGCTCTAGGGTCGGTGTCACCCGACGAAAGGAGCAATACATGGCAGAGTGCCAAACCTACATTTACGAGGTCATGCGAACCGTCCTAGAAAACGGCCAGCAAGTGCTCGTCCAAATCTTCAGGGACACCGAGGAGCTGCGCGTCTTGCACGCCCAGATCGCGTTCAAGAACGCGGTCGGCGACTCATGGGGCGTTCCGTACCAACTGGAGGTGGCCGAATGAAAGCCGAAATCCTGATTGTGGGCTACATAGCCACCCTGTTCGGTCTTGCGACGCTCCCAGAGGCTCCTGACGCGTCTGGTGCCATTCTGGAAGCACCCCCCGCCACGGTGTACGAGTACCCCTACGGGGAGATCCCCGAAACGGTGCCCACCACGACCACCACTACCACGACCGTGTGGGTCGAACCGCAACCCAAATCCGCGTGCGAACAAGCCCTGCAACTTGCCCTCGACGTGGGTTGGCCGGCTGAGGAAATGGCCACATTGGCCCGCGTCCTGTGGAAAGAGTCCCGGTGCACCCCCGGCCCCGTGCACAACCCTGATGACCCGATGGGCGGCTCGAGGGGCCTGCTCCAAATCAACGGGTTCTGGTGCATACCGAACAGCAACTGGCCGACCGGTTGGCTTCAGCACCACGGCATCGTCACCGAATGCGACGACCTGTACGGCTCCGAAACCAACCTGCGCGCCGGCCTCGCGATCTGGCGTAATTCCGGGTGGCACCCATGGGGTATGAAATGAACAGCAACGAATACTGGCCCGAATCACTAAGCGAAGGAACCCGACAAATGATCAACGACGCAAGTTTCCAAATGTGGCAAAACTTCTT